TCTGCGCGGACGGAATTCATCCAAATGAAGCAGGACATGCGGTTCTTGCAGAGATAATAGATGAACATTGCAGGGACGGGAGGGACACTGCTTTCCTGCAAGCACACTGAATATCCAATGATCCTAGAATAAATAGTTAGAAAAATCGGGGAAATAGTTTTACAAGAAGGCAACCGGAAGGAGGCATCACAGCCCGCTCCCGGTTTTCTTATCATGACATTCCTTGCACAGCGATTCCCAGTTGGTCTGATCCCAGAACAGTCGCTGATCGCCTCTGTGCGGAATGATATGATCCACGACAGTCGCCGGGACAATCTTTCCCTCAGCTTGGCAAAAAGCACAGAGCGGATGCTGCTTCAGGAACAGTGCCCGAGCTTCACGCCAGCGGGCGTCATACCCACGGGCGGAGGCACCGCCGCGCATACGGTCATCGCTGTACATTCGGTGATCCTTACAGAACACCTGGCCCTGTTCGCAGAACCCGGGACACCCGGGGTAGCGGCAGGGCCTTTTCGGCTTTTGGGGCATTTTTCACTCCTCCGTTCACAGAATCAAAAAGCCCCGGTCATCATAGACCGAAGCTCCGCTGTTGGCGTTTTTCAGCGCACGATCCAGCGCCATGACCAGTGCCACAGCGCCGTCGACTTTTTCCGTGGATTTCTCTTTGTCAATCTTCAGGTTTCCTGCCGGGTCAGTCCGCACGAAAGCGTTGTCCATATTCCACCGGAGAACCGGATGCCCGCCATGGTTCAGCTTCCGCTCCAGTACCAGGCGCATTAGCTCTTTCGTCGGCGGACTCATATCCCTGAAGCCTTGTCCGAAGGGAACCATCGTGAAACCATCATCCTCAAGGGTCTGCACCATCATGGTGGCATTCCATCTGTCATAGGAGATTTCCCTGATGTTGAACCGTTCCCCGAGCTGCAGGATGAATTGTTCGATCGCTCCGTAGTGAACGACATTGCCTTCCGTGGTATGAATGAAACCCTGCCGTTCCCATTTGTCGTACATCACATGATCCCGGCGGACTCGTAGCTGCAGGGTTTCTTCCGGGAGCCAGAAGTGCGGAACGATAATGTACTGCTCCTCCTCATCCCGTGGTGGGAACACAAGCACCATGGCGGTCAGGTCACTGGTGCTGGAAAGGTCGAGTCCCGCATAGCAGGGGCGGCCCTCCAGTTCATACTCATTGACAACACCGCTGCATTCATCCCATTTATCCATCGGCATCCAGCGGACGGACTGCTTCACCCACTGGTTCAGGCGGAGCTGCCGGAACATGTTCTCATCGGCAGGGGTTTCCTGTGCTTTGCGGAATGCGTCTCTGACCTTGTCGATGGTAATCGTCTGATCCAAGGATGGGTTTGCTTTATACCAGTTCTTTTCGTCCGTCCAGTCAGCGTCATCCGGCAGGCCGAAGACCACCGGGTAGAACCGGGGATCATCCTTCCGGCCTTCGAGGATATCGATAGCTTTCTGGTGAACTTCCCAGCAAATGCTGTTCCGATCCGTTCCAGCGGTTGTCAGGAAAAACCAGAGGGGCTGTTTCCGGGCATCACCGCTGCCTTGAGTCATAACATCGTACAGAGCACGGTTGGGCTGTGTATGCAGTTCGTCGAAGATGCAGGCGCTGACATTCAGACCGTGCTTCGTCGCTACTTCACTGGAAAGCACCTGGTAGATACTGCCGGTCGGCTGATATACCATCCGTTTTGTAGACGGGATGATTTTGATCCGTTTACTCAGCGCTGGAGACTGCTTCACCATGTCCACGGCAACATCAAAAACGATAGCGGCCTGCTGGCGATCTGACGCGCAGGAGTAAACCTCCGCACGCCATTCATCGTCATTGCAGAGCATGTTCAGGGCAATGGCAGCGCCGAGCTCTGATTTTCCCTGCTTCTTCGGGATCTCGATGTACGCAGTGGTGTACTGCCGGATGGACGGATCTTCATCACGGACAGTCCCGAATACATCCCGGATAATCTGTTCCTGCCACGGAAGCAGCTTAAAAGGCTGACCGTGGAATTCTCCCTTTGTGTGTTTCAGACACTCTATGAACTGGATAACCCGGCGGGCTTTCTCCTCACTTTGCATCCTGCCAGCCTCCCCTCAGAACAGATTCCATCGGATCATCTGTATCGGCCTTGTCGCCGTTCTGGGCATAAAGCCGAGCACGGCTGGCCGGGGTCAGACCGAACTCCGAGCAGAAGGACTGCATGATCTTCAGGTTCTGCTGAGCAATGGATACCTGTGGAACCTGCTGTACATAACCACTGGGCGTTTTGAAGATCGTCCCATGCTGGGACAGGAACTCTTCAGCTTCACGCCAGCGGGCATAGGCCTGACAGTAACCGGCAAAGGCTTCCATGTCGTGTTCTGTCAGGATTCCCATCGCAATCAAGGATGGAGCCAGACGCTTCCATTCCTTTTTTGCTTCCGGCATCAGCCAGTTGGGGCATTTTACGTTTTCCTGCGGCGGTGTCGGTTCCTCTTTATTGATCGGCCTGCGGCCTTTTCCCCGGTCGCCTTCCAGCACCTTCAGGGCCGTAGGCAGTGGTTTTCTACCTTTGGTCGCCATCTGGTTTCACCTCCTTTTTCTTTTTTGCTTGACACCAAATACGACACCATTGTATAATCTGACGGGAGGGATGAAGTTGTCGTCATGGGATAAACTGTTAAGTCGAATCCTTTCTTTATCAAATGACTTGCGATTTGATGAATTGAGGAAAGTACTGGAAGAGTATGGATATGAAATGAAGGCTCCCCGAAGAGGAGGCAGTCATTATACTTTCAGGAAGGCGGGCTGTATGCCAATCACCATTCCGAAACACGAACCTATCAAAAAGCCTTATGTGGAAATGGTAAAGGAAGTAGTAGAAAGCGAGGCGAAGAATCATGAGAACGATTGAAGAATATATGAAATTACCCTATCGAATCGAACTGATTCCTGATCCGGATGAGGGCGGCTTCGTTGTTACCTTCCCGGATCTTCCTGGCTGTCTTTCCGTGGGAGAAACAATCGAGGATGCGTATCGTAATGCGGAAGACGCCAAGCATGAATGGCTGGCTGCGGCAATCGAGGACGGCATCGCTATCCCTGAACCCGATTCCATTGAAGACTATTCCGGTCAGTTCAAACTTCGTCTTCCCCGTTCATTACATCGTCAACTCGCGCTTCAATCAAAACGCGAAGGCGTCAGTATGAATCAGTACTGCGTATTTTTACTCAGCCAAAACAATGCGGCCCGCGCCTAACTAAACCAGTTTCGCTCAGGTGTTTACCTGGGCGTTTTCTTTTTGCGCAATTTCATCATAAGCAAGTATCTTTCCGTCCCGGAGGACTGTGATCTCCTGATCCGGATAGTCCAGGTGGAAACGTTCCACTATAACAGTGGCATACTTCGGGTCCAGTTCCATCGTCCGGCAGATCCTGTCTGTCTGTTCACAGGCGATCAGCGTGGAACCGCTGCCGCCGAACAGATCCATCACCACAGCGTTCGGAGCGCTGCTGTTCTTGATCGGATAGCAGAGCAGCGGAATTGGCTTCATGGTTGGGTGATCCGCGCTCTTCTTCGGTTTGTCGAAGTTCCAGATCGTGGACTGCTTCCGGTCCGCGAACCATTTATGCTTTCCGTTGGGAAGCCAGCCATAAAGCACAGGCTCGTGCTGCCATTGATATGGGCTGCGGCCCAGTACCAGACTGTTCTTCACCCAGATGCATACGCCGGAAATATGAAAGCCGGACTCTTTGAAAGCCCGGCGAAAGTTCAGCCCTTCGGTGTCGGCATGGAATACATAAGCGCTCCCGCCCTCTGCCATGTGAGCCGCCATGTTCTTGAAAGCGGCCAGCAGGAAGGTGAAGAACTGTTCATCTGCCATGCTGTCATTCTGGATCTTCTTTCCGTCTGCGGATTCATACGCGACATTGTAAGGCGGGTCCGTTACGACCAGGTTAGCTTTGATGCCTTCCATGAGCACATCCACCGCATCCGGATCGGTGCTGTCACCGCACATCATCCGGTGCCTGCCCAGCGTCCATACATCACCGGGTTGTACATAAGGGGTGATGGTTTCAGGGTCGAGTTCGCAGTCATCGTCATGGGTTTCCTTGTCATGAACCTTGCTGAAAAGGTCATCCACCTCGGCGGCGTCAAAACCTGTCGCGCCAAGGTCATAACCGGATGCCTGCAGATCTTTTAGCAGATCAGCGAGGGCCACAGGCTCCCAGTCACCGGTTGCCTTGTTCAGGGCGATATTGAGCGCCTTTTCATCCTCCGGCTTTTCGATGTGCACCACAACGCAGTCCACTTCGGTCGCGCCTTCAGCCTTGAGCACTTTATAGCGCTGGTGGCCACCGACAATGTTGCCGGTAACCTCATTCCAGACGATCGGATCGCAGTACCCGAAGTCATGCAGGCT